TTTAAAAACAGATATAGATAACAACACATCTAAGTACATTATTATTCTTGGTGTATTATTTGTAGTTTCAATAATTTTATAATCTATGAACAACCTAAAACAATATGCTGGACTTCTAAATGAAGCTGCACCTAAAGGTGAGTTTTTAGCTTACATCAATGAAGATGAATCTAAAATGCTCAAAGATGCTGGTGCATCTGGTTTATTAACACCTCAAGGTATTCCATCCTATAGAGGCATAGGTGGTTATCAAAGTGGAAAATCAGCTTCAACCAGTAGCTCAAGTTCATCTAGTTCAAGTTCATCTTCAAGCTCAAGCTCATCATCAGGTAGTGGAAATGGTGGAGATAGTTCACCTGCTGCTGGTGGTAGTAATTATGCAGGTACAGGTGGTGGAGCTTCATATTCAACATCTGGTGGCGATCAAGAAGATGATAATTCACAAATGATGCAAGATATGAATATCACACCCAATAACAACCCTACAGGGTGGAGTGGTGATAGTGGTGTTGATTCTTATGAGAGTAGTATTTCACCTCAAGATAGTCTTTTAGGAACTCCAGATTATCAAGGTACATATTTTAAAGGTGGCACTTATGCTACTGCTGATAATTTAGCTTCAAGAACTTTAAGCTTTGGTAATGATGCTGCTACAGAAGATTTGGGCAGACCAGATATTACATATTATTCACCAACTGGTACAACAATGGGTGATTATAAAAGTAGTTATGAGTTAAACCAAATTAAATATATTCAAGATCAAAAATTAAAAACAGTTAAAAATAAATTAAACAAAGCTGGTTTTGAAATTGATAAAGATGCAAACTTTCAAGAAACTATAGATTTTGTAAATAATTTATCTAGTGAGGAATTAGCAGAATCTTATAAAGATTTAAAAAATCCAGATGGAAGTCCATTTTATGATGCTGAAACAATAGCAAAATTTGAAGAAACTGGTTATATTCCTAAAGGTGGTCAAATGGATTTACCTGGTGCAACTGGTTATTTAATAAATAAATTAGATAAAAAACCTCTCACTAGAGATGAGCTTTTATTTTCATTAAATGAAGCAACAGAGGTTGGTAAAACAGGTGGTGGTGCTATGGATTGGCAAGAGAGAATGAAAACTTATTCTCCCAATCAATATGCAACAATGACAGGTATGGACTATAATCCAAGAACAGGAGAATTTACCATGAGAAGTGGTGGTAATGAACAAGATGCTGTTGAAAGAGTTGTAGCACCTTATGCTGTTGGTGGAACTGCACCTCAAGAATCTATGGTTAATAATTATTTTGCAAATCTTAATAATACTAATCTAGGTATCTCACAAGATTATTTAAACACTTACAACTCAGCCAAAACTAAGATGGCTAACACTTTAAATATGACTCCACCCAACCAACAATATGGTTACACAAATACTTATAACGATACTTACGCAAGACAAATGAATAACAGTAATGTTTTCTATAACTACTTAAACGAACAAGGATTAATCTAATGGCAGAATCTAAATACAAAGGCTTATTATACTCACCAGAAGTTTTAGGTGGAATAGGATTATTAACTGCTGGACTATCAGGTGGTGCTCCAGACAAAGCTTTGCCTAGCCTATTACAAGGTATGCAAACAGCAGCTATGTTTAGAAAACAAGAAGATGAAGATGAGAAACAAAGATTAATTAAAGAGTACGCAGACCAAGTACCAGCAGATCAAAAAAATGCTTTCTTAATTGCACCAAAACAATGGTTAGCAAAGAATGTATTCAATAAAGATAAACCAAATTTAAAAGAAGTTTATGATCCAAAAACTGATACTTATTTTTATAAAGATGCAAAAGATATATTAAATTCAGAAGAAAGAGTTTTATCAAAACCAGGAAAAAATAATCAAACTAATGATTTAAAAAGAGTTACTGTTTTAAAAGAGGGTAAATATGTATCTGTTCCTATAGATACTAATGAGGGAAAAGAAAAATTAAAACTGATGTTTGAAGATGGTTGGGTTGAATCAAGAGTTAATACAAATGCTTCTAATGCTTCTTCTTTACAAAAATCCATACAAACTAAAGTTGAGGGTAAACTATTAAGTGGAACAGAATTAAATAGAAATTTGATGCTTCAAGAAATTCAGTTTCAACCAGAGTTTTTAAGTTTAAAAGGTAAAGCTTTATGGAAAGCTTATGGTGCAATTGATTTTATTAATAGTGATGCACTTAACCCTGAACAAAAAGCTTTTTTATCAAATTATGCTGAATGGCAACAAACTAATTTACAATACTTCAACCAGTACAGAAAAGAAATTACTGGTGTAGCTGCTGGTGAAAAAGAGATGAGTTGGTTACAAGCATCAATTCCAAGTGAAAAAGATACACCTACAACTTACATGGCTAAGTTAAAAAACCAAATGCTAATTCAAGAGCAAGTTATAAAAAATGCAGAACAATTTAAAGCAACTGAGGGTAAAAGTCCTTACACAATTAATGCAGATGGCGATAGAGTTTATTCAAAAGAATTTGGTAAGTATCTTAAAACAAAAGTAAAACCAGATGGTGAGTATATTGCAAACTTATATAGATCCTACAGAAAAGATAAATTATGGGATAAAGAAAGAACTGATAGGTTTATGAATTATACATTTGAGGGTCAAGATTGGGAAAATATATTAAAAGAGTATTTAGAAGATCAAAAAAATTAATAGGAAATAAATTATGGCAACACTTGACAGTTTTTACGAAGATTTAGAAAAAGAAATTCAACTTGAAAAAAATGCACAAAAAAACAATACTAATCAATTAGCAAATGGTGAAAGTAATGATCCATCAAATAATATTACTATGTCAGAAGCTGGTGTAGTTGGAACTGTTGGTGATGTTGCTGCTTCTGCTGCTGTAGGAGCTGCTGATACTTTAACATACATCATTGACTTACCTTTTATGTTGACTGATGCTTTAGATAAAGGTGGTGCATTTCTATTTGAAAAAACAGCCGAAGCTATGGGTTTTGAACAAGACGAAACTTTAGATATGGAACAAACTTATGCTGACAAAATACTTGCTGAAAGAACTAAATTTAGACCAGGTAAATATTTAAGAGAAAATTTTTTAACTTACGATACAGACACTAAGGCTGGTGAATACGCAAGAAGCATAGGAGAGTTTGCTGTTGGTGGTGTATTTGGTAAATCTGCAAAAGCTGCACAAACTCTTGCTAAGACTGGTGCAATATCAGGAGCTGTTAAACAGGGTGTTACAGATGTTGCTAATAGTGAAGCAGTTGGAGCTGGAGTTGGAGTTGGATTAAATTTAAGTCTTGATTATCTTAATTTAAGAAAAGGTAATACTGCTGTTCTTACAAAACATATCATTCCAAGTAATGTTGATGAAACTAAAAAACTTCAAAAATACTCAAAAGATCAAGGTATGATTTTAAAAACATCAGAAGCTAGTGGTAAAGCATCAACCATTAAAGCTGATGGTACAATTGAATCCAGTATTTTTGGCAATAAAATAGTAGATAAGTTTTGGGAAAATAGACCATCACAATTAAAAACTTTTATTACTAATTGGGGTAAATCTATGGGCATTGTAACTAAAAATAAAGCTCTTAGTGAAATGGATTTATATGCACAAATGAAAACTGCTGCTGTTGCATTAGATGATATGTCTAAACAAGCATGGTTAATTAATGGTGGAACAAAAATTAAAAATTTTAATTTTAAACCTAGTCAAGTTAATGAAATGATTACCCAACTTAATAAAACTATTGAGGGTACAGGAGCTTCAACTGAATTAATTGGTGTATTAAAACATCAAGTAAAACTTTTAGAAAAGTCTAAAGGTAATGGTCAAATTTTACAAAATGTTTATAAAACATTTAGAGATACTGCTTCCTATGGTAATTTTGAGGGTGCTAAATTTTTAGATAAAAATATATATGGAAAATTATCAGAAGTTCTTAGAGGAACTTTAAAAACAAATAAAGATTGGGTTAAAGCAAATAAAAAATATTCTGAGTTTATGGTTGGGTTTAATAATAATTTAACTCAAGGATCTAAAACTAAATTATTTGACGATTTATCTAATGCTAAATTTTCAGAAAATCCTGAGAATATGGGTAAATTGTTTAAAGCATTAAATGATCCAAGTTTATCAAAAAAAGATATTATTAAATTTACAAATGCTATTAATAAAAGCAAAGTACCAAATCTTTTAGAAAATACTATTTCAACATATTTTAATTCTAAATTTAATCTTGCAGCAGCAGATGGTGTAAGAGATGGATTAAGTGCTGGAACTATTATGTATAATTCTATTATGAAGAATGAAACTACTAAGGGTAATTTTACAGAAATGCTTTATCAATTAGCAAAAACAAAAGATGCTACTGTCAAATATAACGATATAGAAAAATCAGTTATAATGTTTGGTAAAGTTTTAAAAGCTACTGGTAAATCAGGTAAAGCTGGATCAACTACTTCTGCAAATATGAACATGAAAGAATTAATGGAAGATAATCCTATATCTAGTGGAATTGAGTTTATAAGACTTGGAGAAAATATTAATAAATGGTTTAAACAAAGAGCATTTACAAAATCATCAAATGCAATTGCAGAAGCTATGGCTAGTGAAAGAGGTATTGACGCATTGTTAGAATTAGCTGCTGGTTGGAAAGATCAAGCTAAAGTTATATCATATCTAAGAGCTGTTACATTAGGTTCAGATCCAGTTAAAGATACTTACGAAATGGTTATGAATTAATGGCTACTCAATCTCAAAAAAATTCAATAGATATAATAAAATTACAAGGTGAGATGAAACTTATTAACGCAAAGTTAGAAACAATTACACACAATCACTTACACCATTTGGATTTAGAGATTAAAAATATTAAAAAAATTGCATGGGTAATTCTAACCATAAGCATATCAAGTCTATTAAGCCTGGTGGCAAACTTAGTAAGCTAAACACACACATCAAAGGCACAATTGGAGAATACCAGGAAATAGTTAATTTAACTAAAGATGGTTGGCACATAAGTAAATCTTGTGATCCTCAATGTCCATTTGATTTAGTGGCAGTTAGCCATGATGGACAAACTATTAGATTGATAGATGTGAAAACAAACACATACAGAACTAAAAGAAATAAGGATGGCACAATTCAAAGAATTGGCAGATCAAGAACAAAATTACAAAAACAAATGGGTATTGAATTACTCATGGTAGATCATGGAAATTAATATGGAGCTTAACTATGAATTACTACTTTACAGGAATTTTAATTTTAATGTTTGTAGGACTTGCTTTTTGTGTTGCACCAATAGGCTATTAAATGAAAAAAGATAATGATACAATCAGAGTAAGTTCAGAGTCTAAATTACAACTTCCTTTAGCAAATTTAATTGGAATTATAATTGTAGTTTCTGGTGCAGTATTTGGTTATGCAAATTTAACCAGTAGGATTAGTTCATTAGAAACAGCAGACACTCTTTTTGCTGCTGATCTTTTAAAAAAAGCTGAGCAAGAACCTAAGAACCTAGAGATGTATATGTTGATAGAACATCTTGCTGGACAAATTGAATCTATAGAAAAAGAAATTGAAGCATCAAGATATAACAAGGTCAATATAGATCACCTTAAAGAACAAATTATATCTATACAAAAAGTAATAGATAAACTTAGAAATGGCACACACTAATGGAACAAATGATGGTTATAGCTCTATTAATGCTAGTCAATAATGAGATCAAGGAAGCAAGATTACAACCAGATTTAAGCTCATGCCTTAAAGGTAAGAGGGTTGCCAATCGTAGCAATACTGGAAATAACATTGAATACAGATGTATTAAATCAAAAGCAGAGCTAGAGAAAAATATTGATGGATCATACTCAATCAAGAAATTGATTTTGGAATGATAGACAAATTAATTTACAAATTTTTTGGTTGGCTTGATGGCATGACAAAAAAAGTTGAAGATGTTTTAACTTTTGATGTTGGTCAAGAACTAAAGAAAAAAAAACGAAAAAAAAGAAAGTGCAAAGATTGTAATTGTAAATGCCATTGTAAACAGGAATTGCACACACATCATTGGGATAACGATATTTGTATTTGTGAGGTATGTAAATGTACGAAGAAGTAAAAGATGAAATAAAAGCCTGTGAGGGTTATGTAAATAAGATTTATAAATGTTCAGAGGGTTTTGATACTATATTCTATGGTCATAAAGTTACACCAGAAGATGATTATGAACATGGTGTAGAATACACAAAAGATGAGGGTGAATTAGTTTTTGAAAAAGACTTTCAAACAACATTAGATGCAGCAGAAAGATTGATAGCTGACAGACCAATAAACAATACAGCTAAAGAAGTTATAATTAATATGGTGTATCAAATTGGTGAGGGTGGAGTTTCTAAGTTTAAGAATATGTGGAAAGCTCTTGATAATGAAGATTATGGAGAAGCTAGTTTCCAAATGCTAGACTCTTTATGGGCAAAGCAAACACCTAACAGAGCAAATAAACTTGCTAAAAAAATGCAATCAGCAAAATTATAGGAGAACATTATGTGGTTAAGTGCAGTCAAACTAGCTTTAAATGCTGGTACTCATATCTATAAAAAGAAACAAGAAACTAAAATGGCTATGGCAGATGCTCAACACATGGCAGCCACTAAGATGGCAAAAGGCGAAACTGAGTATCAAGGTAAGTTATTAGAAGCTAGACAAAACGATTACAAGGATGAGTTCTGTCTTTTAATTTTAAGTTTCCCAATAATAATTTTGGCTTGGGCAGTATGGTCAGATGATCCACAAGCTATGGACAAAGTAAATACTTTCTTTGAACATTTTGCAGCACTTCCTAGCTGGTTTACAAATTTATGGATTCTTGTCGTAGCTAGTATTTTTGGAATTAAGGGAACTCAAGTATTTAGAAACAATAAAAAATAATTGATGTCGGAAAACTTAGAACTCATTAATGAGTATAAAGAGCAAGTTCGTATTTTAAAACAAGAAGTAGCCGAACTACAAGATGCTGGTAAATCTAAGGATAGTGCAAACAAAAGATGCCTACAAAAGCTAGAGCACTCACAACAAGATTTAGATTCAGCAAATAAAAAAATTACAGAGCTAGAAGATAAATTACATAAAATTAATAAGAAAGAAAATGAATGAATATTGTTTTAGTTATGGTTTTATGTAGTTCAGTTGAAAATAGTTGTATGCCACCAATAACCTATCCAACTGTATATGAGGATAGTTACACTTGTATGGTTGATGGCTACCAAAAATCTTTAAATCAAACAATCCAACTAGGTAAAGATGATGTTAATAAACTTGGTCTTTATATTAAGTTTGGTTGTCAAGAATCTCAAGGAGCATAATGGCAAGTAAAGTTTGGACAAAGAAAGCTGGACAATCAAAGTCTGGTGGACTCAATGCTAAAGGTAGAGCTGCCTACAACAGAGCTAACAATGCTAATCTAAAAGCACCAACAAAATCTAAGACTAGCAAAAGAAGACGATCTTTCTGCAAGAGGATGCTAGGACTAAAAAAGAAATTAACTTCTAAGAAAACAGCTAGAGATCCTAACAGTAGAATTAACAAAGCACTTAGAAAGTGGGATTGTTAGTGGCACAAAAACTTTGGAAGAAACCAAGCATATTAGTAATTGATATAGGTAAGTGTAGGTACTGCCAGGCTCCAATGACTAACTCAGAATCTTTCGTAGCTTTTTATGGTGGAGATAAAGCTCATTACGATTGTATGAAAAAAGATGATTACAAAAAACTAATAGAAAAGGAAAAATAGTTATGGCAAAACGAAAAGGGCTTTATGCCAACATCGCAGCTAAGCGAAAAAGAATCAAAGCTGGTTCTGGTGAACGAATGAGAAAACCTGGAACTAAGGGTGCACCAACAGCAGCTAATTTTAAAAGAGCAGCTAAGACTGCTAAGAAAGTAAAAAAAAGAAAAAGAAAATAACAGAATAGGTTTGATCTTTTTAGATCAGATGAGAGTCATTTGACTTTTAGGGATAGTGGTGGGTAAAATATTTTAAGTGGTATAAAGTTTATAATGTGTTATCGTTTTCTTAACATGAAGTTTATGTTTAGAAATAATTACAAATATAAAAATTATACTTTCATTATACTTTTTTTTAAAAGCCTAAGTATGGTTAGTTTATCTTGGGGGTTTAATTGATTACAAATCAATTGCTCTACCAGCTGAGCTACAAGGGCATTTTAAAAAACCTTATATACATAGCCGAATTGGATCGCAAGATTCTTTTCGGCTCTTTTTTTGTATCTGTACTATTCGGTTTTATAAGGAAAAATAAAAATTTTTCTAAAAAATTATACCGAATCTATACCGATGGATTGCATATTTTTTTTATATTCCAAGTAGCCATGTGTAAAATGACTGTAAAATATAGTCAAATGACTGGTTGCAAGTCAATTAATCTGAGTGTAAACTTAGTTATAATTAAATGATAACTAATATAGGAGAGAGTAAAATGACTAAATTAACATTAAATAAAATAGAAAAAATTTTAACTAACATAGTTAAAAAACATCAAGATAGTGCAACTAATGTCAGAGTTGTTGATGATAAAAATAAATCTAATCAAAAAACAATTTTGGTTGATATTAAACATCCTGATTTAATTGCAAAAGAAGATCATAAAAAATGGGAAGAATGTGCTGAGTTCTCTGGTTGGGTTGAATGGAAAAAAGGAGATAATCTAAAACTTGAAGATGAGTTAAATAAAGAATGGATTTCTTTTGGCTTAGATAAGTTTGATAGAGTTTGGTTTAGTGTAGATGGTCTTGCTGGTAAAGATCATTTTTATGATAGCACAGGCTATGGAGTTATAAATGATAAACAGGCTTACTATGATATTCAAAAAGAAGTTGCTGAATTAGGTTTTATTTTTGAACCATCAACTGGTGATACTGGTGTTCTAGAAACAGCTTACAAAATATAAATCAACATAGAGGAGAGTAAAATGATTAAATGTAAAATATGTAATGCTCAACCTGATGAAATATTTAGTCAGTCTGGTCATACTTATATCTGCAAACCATGTATGAAAGAACATGGTGATACACACAATGATAAGATTGGCACTTATCCAAACAACTACATACCATCTGATTATTATGTTTTGATTGAAAACAAAAAACCAAAACTTCTAATTGATGAGTTGGAAGAAGTTCAAAAAGAAAATGAGTTAAACTATTATGGAGGGAGAGCATAATGAGTTCATGTAGAGAATGTGGAGAAGATTTAGGATTTGATGAATATGATATATCAAAATGTGAGAATAAAGTTTGTGATCTTTATTTTAAAAAAAAGCAAATAGATCCAATTACTCATTTAGAAAATCAAATTTTATTAGATAAGCAAATGAATGGGGAGGAACTATAATGTCTAATTTTTATACATTAAAAAAATATGATGGTTGTTATATTTTTGATGATTTCTATTTAATCAAAAAAGATAATACTAAAATATATCAGAGAAAAGGTCAGGGTTATAAGGTAAGAACTTTATCAGAAAATTTTAGCACAGATAAGGCTGCTATAACTTTTGCCAAAGATTATTTTATATCTTTAAAAAAATATCCTAAACCAATTAAAATTAAAGTTTATGGTCATAAATCTCAATTGATGGGTTCTTATATTTATGGAAAAAATAAACCATTAAAATTTACAGAAAAACAATTGTGGGATGGTGATGGTTATTCTAATAAAAATGGAACACCTTGCATGAAAGCTCATATCTATTATTGGTATTTAGAAGAAAAAATGTACCCAGAAGCTAGGAGATGTTTGGGTGGTAGAAAGATACCAAATAGAAATGCACACTTAAAATCTAAGCAAGAAATACTAGGATCTAAACATGGGAGAAAAAATAATGTCTAAAGAAAAAATGGTCTATAATAATATTACTGAGGTACAGATTAATGGTAAAACTAAATATCGTTTTCCATATAAGGGTGCTGACAGTAAAGTTAAATTTCTAACAAGTGTCAGTAAGAAAACTCTGGAACCAAAAGTTATTAAAAAGATTGAAAAGGATGGTTTTAAAATTATTGATTTTGACTTTTGGAGTATAGAGGATGCACACAAGTTATGGCTTGATCGTCAGTATTATAAAGAAGCTCAATACAGTAAACCATCTAAGAGCTGCATTAAAGATTATGATTCTATGGCTACTTACCATGTCTTGCCTTACTTTAAAAACCAAGATGTTAGATTCATTGATAAAGACTCAGTTAAAAATTTTGTAACTCATTTAGAATCTAAAGGTTCTATTAATGCTAAAACATTATCTAAAATCTTTAATGTCTTTAGTGCTATCCTGGACTACTCAGCATCCAAAGATAAAATTCAAAGAAATGTTTGTAAAGATATAAACTTTTTATCTGACATTGTAGTAGTAGAGAAGCAGCAACCTAAATTAGATTTTGATGATTGGACTTTAGAAAAAGTTCAAAAGCTTATTAGTCATACTAAAAGAGATGATATAAAATTAATGTTTCATATCATGTTACAAACTGCTGCTAGACCAAGTGAGGTCAGAGGTTTAAATAGATCACATTTAAAGTTTAAATCTAATGTGCCTTATATCAGTATAACCAATGCAGTTAAAAGAGATCAATCACTTGGTTTACCTAAAACAAAATCAGGTACTAGGGATCTTGTAATTTCTACAAGTCTAAAAGATAAAATAGAGGAACATCTAAGTAAACTTCCAGCAACTCAAAAAGATTTGTTTCTAAATAGCAAAGGTAATTATATGCGTTTAGAAGTGCTTATAAGAGCCTTAGACAGGGCATCAAAGAGTTTTGGGGTAGAGTTACCCATAAAAAGGAAGTGTTACTTTTACAGACACTACATGGCTACCTACTGGGCTTTCAAAAAGAAATACACAGATCCACAAGACCTGGCTAATGCTTTAGGAGATAAGGATGTAAACTTTGTTAATAGAACTTACATCAAGCCTTATGCCAACACAGAAATGGAAAAAGAAAAAAGCGATTGGTTAAACAATCAGTTTAAGGATTAATATGCTTGAAGCTTTAATAATAATTGAGCTTTGTTTTTTAGCTCATTACATACTTACTAATTAATTATTTATACCAATACTTATCGTAGTTCTCAGAGTTATAGAGAACTACATCCCATTCTATTTTTTTCTTAATACACTTACTGCCAAACTCTCTAGCTTCTTTTTCTGTTGAGAAAATAACATTGGTAAATGATGTGAATTTATCTTTGGGTTTATGGATAATAAAAAACATATTTAAGAGGGTAGGAAGATGACTAACAAACCTACCCTCTATACACTAACTAAAGTGGATGGTTACAAAGCACCCACAATCACTTACATCATTAGGGAATAATGATGTAATAAGCACTTATAAAAGTTCTGCTGATGACAAAGAGCAATCTCTATCTTTATCAGAACTATTAACTGGTGGCTCATATTGACCAATTAATTTTGGAACATTGTTATCAACTAAATCTATTTCTAAAAGATTAGTTATTGGTATGTTTAAAAATTTACTGATTTGCAGTAACCTAAAAGCACTAAGACCATTATGTCCTTTTTCATACTTGCCTATTTGTTGGAAAGCAACGCCTATAGCTTTTGATAATTCTACCTGAGTACAAAATTGTTTAATGTAGTAAGCATTTTTCTTACCATTTAAATCTATGTTGTGCTTACAAACAACTCTATTAATTCTGGCATTTTTTAAATTTTTTCCTACAGCTATATTGATAGCTCTTTCTTCTGGTAAGGTAACTCTTGGTGGATAAAATCTTTTCTTCATTCTCTTTCTCCTTTGTTTAGACAGACTCCAAGCCTACAGTTTATTGCAACTTTTAAGTTAATTAGTAATTAAGTTTGTGCGTAAATGAATTTTGCATCTTCATTCTCAACACCAACAATCTGCCTAAAAGTTTTGTCATACTTCTTTTTTGCATTAAGAGTGTGAACGCATTGACGACCTTTGCTTTTAGCTGGTCGCATAATCTCATCATGCAGTTTTTGAAGTTTGGCATATCTTCTAATTAGGCTATTACTCTTTGCTGCCATCCTTGTCTGTCCTTTGGTTAAGTTTAATCCTGGACTTTTCAAATTTAATATCCAGAACATTTAATGTTGCCAACTCACTTGGCTTGTCTGATTGTGCAGCTAATTCTGCATTATCAAATTTTTCCTCAAACTTAGTTTGAATTTCATAATAACTTTCTTTAATTACTTCATCACTCATCGTCTTAAATCCATTGTTGAATATTCTTTGTTAAAATTTAAAGTTGGTATTTGGGTTGTTTGTTTTTCAGTCATCCTAATTTTACGATGAGCTGCTTTACCTTTTGATATTAAACCTAGCTTAAATAACTCTGCACATATTGCACCAGCTCTGGCTCTTGAGAACTGAAAGTGTTCACCAATTTCTTTATATGTTGGAGAGTATTTATTTTGTTTTATGAAGTTGCTTATAAAGTCTAAGCAATCATACTTAATCTTTGACAGATATATATGTCCATTACTACTCATTATGATCCTTAAATAAATTTGTGATGTTTGGTTTAGACACATACTCAGGTGCTTTTTGTTTTGGATTACCTAATCCTTGTAGATGTAATTCTAGCTTAGCCATGTACCAAGCAGCTTTCCTTATATCCATTAAACAAGCTTCTGCTGAGCTGTCATGCTTTGCACCAAACCTCATTGTGTATTTCATAATTTGTGAACGCAAGAAGCCGACTACCTCAAGTGGAGATAGTTGGCTAATTATTGCATCATAAGTCTGAATACTTTTTTGATAATGTTGAGGGTTTACTTCTTCTGACATTAAAAGGGTTGCTCCTCACTTGTTGGTTTTTTATATGGTTCTTGAACATTTCCTGACATATCTGCTGAGTTAGGATTTTTCTTTTCTGTTTGAATCCAAACAGATAAATCTTTGACCACACCATCCACATTAACTTTTCCAGTATAATGAGGATAAGCTTTACCAGCTACATCATTTTCTCTAGGTTTTCTTTTCCATAAACTAATTGTATTATTAAAGTCTGCCATTGTTTTTTCCTTGATTGTTTTGTATTTGTGATTTTAGTTTTGCGTATTCTGTTTCAACTCTAAGATCCTCAATAGGATCTAGTCTGATTTGTTTTAATTCAGACTCAAATTGCTTTATTTGTATCTGATAATTTTTTTCAAATTTGTGTGGTGAGCTTTCGTCTTTTGCAATCTCTTTTAATTTTGCAATCCAATCGTTTGCTAATTTTGTAACATTAACTGGTGCTATGATTTCATCTTTTGGAAAGTTTACTTTATGTCCACTTTCAAAAGTTTTATCTTTTGTTATTTTTTTTTCTACAAATGGTTTGTCATCTTGCCAAAAAGATTCCATTTCATCTTTTGTTGCAATCTCATCACCCATGAAACCTAATAAAGAAAGTCCTCTACCAATTGAAACTGTCTGACTTTTTTCAAAATCTTTTTCTTTATTGCTCATCTGCTTACTCTCACCAACACTAACCAGTTCACCATTTAAATAAATATTAGCTTTAAATTTATGTGAACCATTAGAAAGTTCTGTACTGTCAGTTTGTATAGACATTGTTTCACCAAAATATTCTCTGCAAAATTTTAATCTGTAAGCTACACTTAAATAATCTCTGTTACCTTTTACTTTGCCATAATCAGTTTTTTTTATACCTGATCTAAATTGTTGTATGGCATCTCTTAAATTTCTTTCTTTCATTTCTCTCCTTGTTTTAATTGTTTGATTTCCTCTGAAAGCTGACCATTTAATTTTTGGTGGTCTTGCTCCAGTTCCTCTAATCTTTTTTTCTCATCCTCAAGTTTCTCAATCACATTGTCTTGAGTTAAGAGTCTTGCATTTTTGAAAACTAATTTTTCTATAAGCTCTGACTTAGGTAGAGTTTCGTAGTGATCTATTAATCCTTTAAAGTCCATACACATCCAAGAATTTTTGTTTGTATTTATCAGGAACATTTTCCCACATGAAAGTATTTTTTTTTATGTCTGATACATCTGGTACACAGAGCCAAGCCAATTTCTCAATATCACCATCAGCTATCTCTAATTTCTTTTGCCAAGCCTTTTCATATACTTGTAAAATTTTTATAGCCTGGTCTAAGTTCTCTTGCTTTAATTCATCACAATTATTTTCAGTAAATAATTTCCTATCACAGTTACTGGCATAGCTTAAAAATGGTGGTAGTGGACAAGAATTTTTATATAGTGAAATTTGCATAACATCACTAAAATATGGTCTGGTTGGAACCTTAACATTACTGTAAACCCAATCGTCAATTCTATTATCTATTACTGGCTTATCTGTTTTTTTCTTTGCTGGTTTAACAGGATTTTTTAGTGGACTTAATTTAGCACTTCCAAAACAATTTTTTAAATCACCAAAGTTTTTTGTACCAACTAAATCTAAGTACATTAGCCAATAAGTTTCTACATTAGGTAGCCATGCTGTGTACTCTAATTCTTTTTCAAAATTTTGAGTTTCTAATTCTGCAATATTATCTAAATGATTTTGAGCAGTAAGTTTTAAATTTTTAACTATGAATTTAAATTTATATTTATCTTTATCGTTAAATGCTAAATATGAATCTATATCTTTTTGAATTTTATCGCTGCTAATTACTTCATCTAAATTTAATTTTTTTGTAACAACTTCCTGGACAACATCATGGACAAGAGTACCACCCTGAAAACTTGCATTGTTTAAATTTTTTGTTTCTTTAGGTAATAATATTTTTTTGAAAAATCTGTCTGAATGTTTAAGACAAGCTGTGGATTTTGAAGTGTGTTGCAGACCAAACTTTGTATAGCAATCTGCTACTTTTCTGATTCGTTTCTCCATACATAGCTTCTACACTATGTATAGTTCAATGCAACTTAATTAGCACTCAATGTTAAATAGATTAATAATCCCAATATGATGGAAATGATGCTTGTATGATTTGTGTTGCCCAAGCAAGTTGAACATTTTCTGCAAGTTTACCAATTGTCTTACCAGTCGCTGCTGACTTATCTAAAATATCATAGTTACCATTACTAAGTGGTTCAACATAACCTACCCAAATAATTTTAGATTTCTTTTCTTGAGATAAACACCATCTATTCATAGCTTCTGGATAAACAATATTTCTAGGTTTAAATATTCTAATCATGCCATTGGACAATGAATTTTGTGAAGTAATTGCTTGGCAGCCATGATACCTAGTTGGTACTGCAACCTTTTTAATCTCTTTTTTATTAAAAATTCTAACTTGTGCATTACCATAACTTGTACCTACAAGATCAATATATGCAGCTCTACCTAAGAAATAATTAGGTGCAATATGAGGATCTCCATTAGTTAAGAATTTATTAAAATATTTTGAAAGATCATTTGCAAGTTCTAATGCACCAAAATATCCTGGAGCACCTTTAGGTTTATTTATTAACCTAGAGATTTTAACTCTCATATTGGCTTGATCTTTTTTAGGGTAAGTATCTCTGATAAAATCGTCAGTTGTTTTTTTATATCTAGCTTTTAAAAATTCTAAACCCTCTTTTCTAAAACCATTATTTTGATCGTCAGACATATTTCTCTCTGTCTTATACAACTTATCAAAATTTTTCATATCAAAATTATTGAACATAAGTTGACCTTACATTGACTTGATATTGGTTGCAACATAATTATCAATCGTTATTAATTGAGTTAAGCTGATTCATTTTTTTACAAATTGGTTAGTTTTTAATGGTTATAAAGTAACAATATTATGAGAGAAAACGCAAGTAAATTAAGGGTTTTTCAATTTTGAGTATTTTTTATTTAATACTTGGAGTTGCTTCAACTGACATAAATCCTGGTATTGCCTTAATTAAAATACCCATAAATCAAGAAATAAAACGAATCAGTTGTGATGAAGCATTTAAGCAACACACAACATGGACAGAAAACCCAAATTACAAAGAGGGTAACAATCAAGTTTGGGGTTACTACACACATGAGGGTAAGCCAGTTTATTTAAGCTATTGCCAAGACCAAAAAGGAAATTGGGTACAATGAATCCAGAAATAGAATTAGATTTATATGAGATCACTACAGCAGCACAAACTGGGTTGCTTAGGGTTACTGAAAGCATAAAGCTAAATCAAGATTGGGGTTATGACTATAAAGGTACATTAGAGGATAAGATTTCTAAAAGTATTAGTGGTGCTATGGCAGAGCAGAGTCTTTGTAAGTATCTTAATATTCCTTATGAATTTCATACCAATGTAGGCTCAGTACCTGATGTTAAATACAAAGAATACAATATCCAAGTAAGATCACAGACACCAAAAAGAAATAATAAAAATTCATTAATCATTAGACCTAAAGGTGTAAAGCCAAATGAGATTTATGTATTTATATTAAGTGAAGCTCCTAAATTTATTATCAAAGGTTTTATAAATAGCTCTGCTGTAATTGGTAAAGAAAACTACTTAACAGATTTTAACCTTGCCAGACCTAAAGTTTGGTCA